GTTGGAGGGAAGTTTTGAATGTCCGCTAATACGTACATATATTGAGAAGGAAGCACGTACATTTCATACGGCTTACCATTATTATTCCCACCTTCAATCATCTTTGCGTAAACGAAAGAGTTTCCTGTGATTAACTTAAAAGTACACCAAGCCTCTACGAAATCGCCAAATGTATCTTCTTCATTAGGATATTTTAATAACTCGTTTAATCGTGCATCTTTTGTATATATTTCAAATGCTTTCTTATGTAGCTTCTCAACATCTTTCCAGTTCTCAATCTTATCTGGTTGGCTCATTAACGCTTTGTATTTCTTTGCAAAAGTTTCATCCACTACTTTGTAAACGTGGAATGGAGCAAGTTTTGCTTTGTCCGCAATTAATTTAACGATTGAATAAACTATGTCATTTGCTGAATAACCATCATTTACGAAACTAATGTTATCGCCACCTTGCCAAGTTATTATCCCTTGTTGTATTGCAACTTGTCCGTTAAAAGGAATTTGTGGTAGTACAGTAGATAGTTTTTGTCTTTTACCAAAAAAGTCAAGTAATCCCATTATATATGAATTTTAACAAAGTTAGACAATTTATCCTAAAATACCGACACCTCAAATTTTAGCTTGGTTAGATGCGTAAACACGGCATACCTACAAGCATCCATCAAGTCATCATTTGCCTTTACAGGTTCTTCTATTACGTTATCGTTTTTATCCTTTTTCCATTTGTAAGACATAAACTCCCTTCGTAGGTTTTTGCTATTGTAGTGTAAGTTTATAGGATAAGATTTCATCTTTACTATTCCTGCCCATACATCCTTTTGCGCTGGTTTAATATTAAAGCCTTGTCGGTATAATTCCTCAATAGATTTAGGCTCGGCAGCATCCGCATAGATTGTAGCTCGTTCTGGTAGTTTCTCTTTAATCAATCTTGAAAGGTCGCTTAAAGTCAATCCGCTTTGATAAACTATTTCCTCAAAGTAGTTTTGTCCTTCATAGTGCGTAACCTTAATAAGTGCAGCTGGGTGAACGTAACCAAAGTCCAATCCATAAAACACATCCCCATTTGGTGCTTCATCGTATTGTTTCCATTGAGTATAAATAATTTCCTTTGCCGAGCCTCGTTCACCTAATCCGTAGACTTTCCACATAAAGTCATCTGGTAAGTCCTTGTATTGCTCAATGTTTCTTATTTGGCTTTCACTAAGGTTACTTATGTTGTTTAAGTAGGTAGAATGTATGCGCTTGTTATTAGGATTATCGGCTACTTCATACACCCAAGAAATAAAGTCGGCTGGATTCCAGTCTAAGAATGATTGTCCAGTAGTACGAATCAAAAGCTGGTCAAACAAAGCCTTGCTAATTAGGTTTGCCTCGTTTACAAATAATATATCCCTTGCTGGTCCTTTTGCTTTATCTGGGTCCTCTAATCCAAATAACTCAATGTAAGAGCCGTTTTTAAACGTATAAATAAAATCGGTATATCGGAAATCCTTTTCATCCCATATATTCCATTGCTCAAGTATGTTTTTGAAATCCCTATAAACACCACGCTTAATGTGTGGTAATGAATGAGATACGCACGAAATTCTTGTATTAGGCTTGGTTAAAGCAATGTGTATTAATAACTGTACAACTGAATAACTTTTGCTTGACCTTGACCCACCTTCGTTACAAATTATTGGATAACCTTCCTCGTATGCCTTTTTATTGGCATAGAATACAGGTGTTGCCTTAATCTTTAATTGGTTGACAATCTGCATCTGGTTCTATTGTGATTTGCACATTACCCTTTATGTCAGCGGTTATGTCGGTTGTTTGTTTAGGTCTGCCCTCTAATCGGTCTAAAAGGATTTCGTAAGCCTTTAAATCGCCTTTTCTCGCCTTTGCTATGATTTGCATATCTAATTGCTCGGCTATTGTAAACTCCTCATCTTCACCTGTTACTGGGTTTCGTACTTTCGTAACCAACTCCAATAAACGTAAAAGTCTTGTCTTGCTATGTTGCACTCCTTTAGGTTTACCAGCAGGATTACCGCTTACACCTTTTGGAAATGGAGTTAAATTTTGTTCATTTGCCATATTCACTGAATTTTCACTGATTTACAAAGTTATACTTTAAACCATTGCAACCAAATTTGATGTGCAATTTGAGCTGTCATTAATGGTGGTACTGACATTCCAATAAGGTAATTGGGTGCTATTTTCTTAAAATTATAATCCATTGGGTATGAACCAATTAATTTACATTCATCCATTGTAACTCTATGTGGAACATCAAATCTAATTGGAATTGAATCTGAACCAGCTGCAATTGTATTTGGTACTTTGTCATCTTTAATAAATACAGCATTAAACCTTTTAGCTTTACCACTTAACCTAATGTGAATATCTGACAAACTTGTATCATCAATATGCCTATGTTCCCATATTTTTCTTGTTTCAAGGGTCAATTCAGTACCATATATATTGGATTTAAAATTTTTATATGTAATTGGTTTTTCATTAAAAGCCAACACCAATGGTTTAAGATTTAATTCCTTTTTATGACCAATAAAAAATACTCTTTCCCTTCTTTGTGGAACACCCATTGAAGCACCATTTAAAAGGAATATTTGTACGTTATACCCTGCTTGTTCCATTGTTTGAATAATCTTTTTGGCATATGCTTTAGCATTACCCAAAATAATACCCTTTACATTTTCCAATAAAAATACTTTTGGTTGTAATTTTATGATTGTATTACAATATTCAAATACAAGATCATCTAAAGTTTGCAATGCTTGACCTTCTTTAAATTGTTTTTCTTTACCCCAAGCTTTTTCCCTACTGCCTGACATTGAAAAACTTGAACAAGGTGGACTTCCATCTAATAAATCAAGGTTATATAATTCTTCCGGAAGATCAGTTCTTTTATTAAATAACCTAATATCTTCATTATAAAAATGCTTTGGATTGTGGTTTGTTTTATAAATATCCCCAACTTGTGGGTCAATTTCAACTCCGCCAATATGGTCATATCCAGCCAATTTATACCCCATTGTTGAGCCACCACCACAAATAAATGTGCCAAATACCTTTAAATTATGTTTTTCTATTCCTTTTGCAGGGTAACCATCTGATAAATTCCAATTGTAAGGGAATTTATGGTCATTGTATTCATATTTAATCATTGCCTAAAAGTTTCCAAATAGCTTGTTCAGGTGTTGCAGCTATTTTAAGTAATTGTTCTTTTACTAAATGATATTCATCTTCTGTATACTTTAAAGTTATAGTCATTGAATCACTTACATCATCAAGGCTTAATTCTTTATTTTGATCTGCATATCCACCAGCATCAAAATTTGGTATGTCAAGACCCCATTCGGTAAGTAATTGCTCATCCCAATTGTTTGCAAGATCATCCCAATCCCACTCACCATACCCTACGTTGTCTTTTACAATAAATTCTTTCTTTTGATCTTCAGTTAGTTCTTTAGCTTGTTTTACAGGAACATCTTTAAGTCCAGCTTCAATACAAGCCTTTAGCCTCATATTGCCACCTAAAACAATATTGTTCTCATCTATTACTATTGGTCTAAGTTCAAGCATTTGTGGGAAGTCTTGGATTGACTTAACCAGCTTTTTAAATTTATCATCCTTAATAATTCTTGGATTACTTGGGTTAGGTTTGATTTCGTTGATGTTCATTATCGGTTTTTAGTTGGTGTTCGTATTGATGGCATTTGCACAATTACTTTCTTTTTTAGTTGCTCAAAGCCTACCCAATTGCCACATTTATTGCACATAAATTGAATAGTAGTTAGTTCGTTTTCCCAAGCATAGCCTTCAACTATGGATTTGCACTTACAGGTATAAATTCTTTTACTTAAAGTATTTTTCATCGCCCTTGTCTGTTATATGGTTTAACTGCCTTGTCCTTTGGACCAGATGTTTTTTTGTACTTGCCACACTTTCTTTTCCCAAAACTGACTTTGTTATTGCTGCTTACTTTCGCCATATTTATTTATTAAATCTGCCATAAAATCAAATCTTTGTTC